TTGTAGCTTATGGACTTGCTCTTATTCAGGCTAAAGATGATAAGTTGATAAGAAAATCTAAACAAGAGAATTTAGATATAAATTTGTTTGACGAATTTGACTATCCTACTTATTAATATTGTAAATTAGCAATATGTGATAATCAACTAAAAGTTCTTTTCAAATCACTTTTTATTTACTAGTTAAAAATTATAAGTAGCAATTTTAGTTGAGTTGCTATTTTTTTTATATATATTTGTGCCGATTCAATTCTTCCCTTGTTATATTCATAGTATAGCCCTAAAGCCCATAGATTTTTTCTTTGGGTTTTTTGGTTGTAATATATTTTATTATATATTTGCAGTCGTAAGTACTGAAATTAGTTTCACATCTAACACTTATAATCTTAAAATATTTTGCTCACTCTCTGATATGGGTTGGCACTGAAAGGTTTGGCAGGTTAGATGGTCAGACCTTTTTTTTGCTTACACATTTCATACGTGTGCATGAAACAAAAAGAGCATTAACAGTGGGGAGACTAAGCCAGTTTATCTTTTAAATCTAAGCAAGGTCTTTCGACAACTTGTGACCTCTTAGAGCCTCATTCTGATTCCTAATTACTCAGCGTCAGCATATTTGGTAAGTAAATAAAAGTTATCTTTCTTATTAGGGGGTAAGGGGGATAACTTGATTTTTCTTACCTTTTCCTTAAACCTATTATCTTGCATTAGCATAAAGAGGTTAGTTGCAATAATATATTAATTATTATTCTTATATTTGGAAAAAAATACGTATAGATGTTCAACGCAAACTCTTATATAGGTAAGAATGTTACTTACCCAAAACACAATATAGACCCAAAAAAGAAAGATGAAAAGTGGTATAAGCAATATGCTGAAGCGTTATACGCAGACTACGTTAACAACAAATTAACAATTCCTTTTTCTGTTAGAGGAGAGATTGATCTTTTAAGGCTATATGCTAAAGGTAATCAACCTGTAACTAAATACATGGATAGACTATCTCCTAGAGACAGAAAAACAAATAAAAGAAAAGGATACATGAATGTGTCTTGGGATATTTTGTCTGTAGTTCCTAAATTTAAGAGAGTGGTAATGGGAATGTTGGATAAGATGGAATATGATATTTTTATTGATGCTCTTGATGAAAAATCAGTTTCTGATAAAGACAGCATGAAATGGAGAGTTTGGGCTAACAAGGTATTGTCAGAAGAGTTAGGAGAAGATCCTGCTGCAACTGAAGGAATGCCTCAGATGCCTGGAATGCCTAACTTTGTTCCAAATAGTGTAGAGGAACTTGAGATGATGAAGGACTTAGGCTCTTTTAAACTAGCTATTGAAATAGCCTATGAAAAAGCTTTAAACTGGTCTTATGATATGTCATCATGGGATGATATAAAAAGAAGAATATTTAGCGATTTATTTGATATAGGAATAGCAATGGCTAGAGATTATGTAGATCCAATTTCAAAACAAGTAAAAAGCAGGTATGTTAATCCACGAGATGCGATAATGTCTTATAGCTCTGATCCAGCACATAAAAACATGAAGTCGGCTGGAGAGATTAGAAAAATGACTATTGCTCAATTAAGAGAAAGAGCACCTGAGATACCTGATGAAGTAATTTCACAAATAGCAGATAAATATAGAAATTATGAAAATAATGGCTCTGCAAATGAAGTAAATCCTGGTGAATCTAGTGATGAATATGAAGACTACGATGTGTGCGTTATAGATGTTGAATTTATAGACTATGATTTAGAGAAGTACGAAAAGAAAAAAACATCTAGAGGTAATTATATGTATTACCCAAAAAGCTTTGATTACAAAAAAAAGAAAACTGAAAAAAGACAATCTCATACGGTAAAAAAGAAAAAAATTAGAAAAGTAAGTTGGGTAGTTGGTACTGAAACTGTTTTTAATTGGGGAGAGCAAACAGATATTCCAAAAAACGACTCAGAAGAAGTTTGTTTATCTTTTAAAGCTTATAGATAAAACGAAAAATCAATATTATCTTCTATTGTTCCATTAGCTGACAATATTCAGTTGACATGGTTAAAGATGCAGAACGCTATAGCAATGTCTGCTCCTTCTGGAATTAAAGTAGAAGTTGGTGCTCTTACGGGAATATCTATGGGAGGCTCTAAAATGGGGCCATTAGATATACTTAGATTATATAGACAAACTGGTGATGTTGTATATAAAGCTAGTACTCATCAGTCTCAGTTTACAGGTAATCAACCTTCTCCAATAGATAAAATTTCAGGAGGTATTGGTTCAGAGCTAAATGAATACATTACTATACTTAATCATGATATTGAGATGATACGTCAAATAACAGGAATATCTCCTGCAATGGATGCATCTACCTTAAGTACTGAAACTCCTGTTGGGACATCTAAGATGCAAGTAGGAGCTACTAATAATGTAATGCATAATTTATTTGTAGGATACAAAACTATAAAAACTCAATTAGCTCAAAACATGCTAGTAAGGTGGCAGGTTAGGATTAGAAGTGGTGAAGTAAAAGGGTTAGCAAAAGCTATTGGAAATAACTCTGTTAATATAATGAAGCAAAGTTCTAAGACTAGACTTGAAGAGTTAGGCTTAATTATACAAATGAGGCCATCTGATGCTGAAAAAAATGAAATTAAACAAATGGCTATACAGTCATCTAATTCAAAAAAACAAGGAGGTATAGGTATTAGAATGTCAGACTATATGTATATATCTAGGCTTATTGATCAAGGTTCTATTAAATTAGCTCAAGCTTATTTAGCTATTAAAGAAAATCAAGAACAAGAGCGTCAGGACCAAGTTCAAGCACAACTTGAGCAACAGCGACAAGCAGGAGCAGCACAGCTTGCACAACAAAAATCTGAACAGGATTTAGGTAAGATAGAAAACACTGAAGCAGCAAAAGCTCGTAAGGAGATAGAAGTTGAAAAAGTTAAATCAAGTCTTAGAATGCAAGAGAGAGCTGACAAAGCTGGTCTAGATGATATTTCAAAAGAAAAACAGCATTATCATAAATTAGATGAAGACTTAATGAAGTCTAGCAAAACTTTAGGTAAGTGATTTGCATTTTAATAAAATATTATTATATCTTTACAGTATTATTTAACAAAATATCTTAAAATTATTCAAAATGAGTACAGAAGATGACATAACAGCAGCAATGTTTGAGGACGCTGGATTACCATATCAAGCTCCAAAAACTGAGGAAACCGTAGAAAATACGGAGGAAGTTAATCCTGAAAATACAGAAACCGAGCCAGTAGCCGAAACGGTGAAAGAAGGAGATGTTGTAGAAGGAGAAACTCCAGAAGTAGTTTCTGAGGAAACTGATAGTTCAGAATTTAACGAACTAAGTCCCGATGAGTACATTGACGAAATGTCAAATGGAATGTTCAAGTCGGAACAAGAGTTTAAAGATTCAGGAATATTAGAATTAGCCACAGAGTATGATCAGCTAGTGGATAAGTATAATCAGTTATTGGAAAATAGCGAGAAGGAACCAGAGTTCGCAAGTGATTATGTAAAAGGATTAAATGATTTTATACTTAAAGGAGGTGATCCTAAAGTATATTCTGAGGTAGTGTCAGTTGATTACTCCCAAAAGAGTGAATTTGATGTTATGAAGATGTCTCTTAAAGCTAACGATGGCTTAACAGATCAAGAAGCGACAGAATATCTTAACAACAAATACAAGCTTGACGAGGAATTATATGATGCTACAGAAATGAAGCTAGGAGCTATTGAGCTTAAAAGAGATTCTAAAAGAGAACGAGAAAATCTTGTTAATCTTCAGAAAGAAGCAATGACCCCTAGAACAGGAACTGAAACTCAGACAGGACCAACAGATGAAGAACTAGCTTATGCTGATGAACAGCGAATAGAGAAATGGGACGGAGTAGTTACGGATGAGGTAAATAGTGTTTCTGATTTGAAATACGATTTTGGGTTTGAGTATTCTATAAACGAAGAACAAAAAGATTTGATAGATGATAAAGTATTTAATATCATATCTGATTCGGGATTAGAGTTTACACCTGAAAACGTTGAAAATGTAAAATCAATGGCTATGAACTTGTTTATACAAGAAAACCACGAACAAATGATGAAAGCATCGTATGATTTTGGAGTTTCACAGGCTCAAGAACAAAAAATAAAAAGTGACCACAATCCTAGTGCAGTTCCAGAAACTGAAGTAAGAGATTCTGAAACTAAAATGACTAGAAGTGATCATGCCATTGCTATGATTGAACGAATGGAAGGAGTGAAGTTAAGATAGAAAAATTAAATAAAATTAAAAATTAAATAAAATGGCAGCATCAGATTTAAATAGTTTCGCAGCAGAATATGCTTCGGACATCGTATCAACATTTGATATTGATAAACCAGAGGTATTAAATACCTTATTTCGTTCTAAAGGAGATCAAGGAGTAGGATTTTTCCGTACTATTGATTCATTAGGATTTAAAAGTCCAGTTTCTCAAGATGAGTATTCTCACCATGAAGAAGATTGGATTCATGAAACAATTCACGCTAACGCAGCTACATCAGCAGCAGCAGCAAATGCACCTCAAAATATCGTTTTACAAGCGTCAACTGATATTAGATTGAACAAGTACTACCCAAGATTATGGGATATTGTAATGTTCCCTAATGGAGTTACTGCTTCAGTTACTAGTATTTCTGGTACTGTACCAACGATTACTGTTCAGCTTACACCTAACCAATTAGGTGATAACATTCCAGCAATAGCAGCAGGTCAAGAATTAATTATTATGTCGGCAGCTTTCTCTGAAGGTTCTGACCAACCAGAATCTGCATTTGCAGGTACTTACAAGTACACAAACAACGTTCAAATTATTAAAGAGCGTATGAGTGTTACTGGTACTGAAATGACAAACAGAAAATGGTTTGACAAAGATTCAAGTGGACGAGCTATTAACGCTTATTATGTTAAAGGTCAGTTAGACGCTGATTATAGAATGAACTTGAAAATTGATGGAGCATTACTATTTGGTAGAAAAACTACAAATACAAACGCAGCATTAGTTGATTCAGCTACTCAAAGAACAATTAAGTCAACTGAAGGTTTATTCCCATATGTTGAGTCTAATGGAAACATTGTTAATTATACTCCAGGTTCTTATAGCGTTGCTAAATTCAATGAAACTGCTAAATTGTTAGACAAGGAGTTTGCTTCTAGAAACAT